TTATACTATTTTGAGCAGGAGATCCTTTTATATTTTTTGCTACTAAATCTCTTGCAACTTTCTTACCTTCGTTGATACAAAACTCAGGACTTAAACCTTCAGCAAGAGCAACTCGTCCTCCATAAGAAAGCAATCCTTTACATTTCTTGTTTGCTGTTCCTGCTAGTTTTAAAAGATCTTTACTTAATAATTCTTTTTGAGTTAAAGCTTTTTTACCAACATCTAAAGTATATCCAATTTCTTTAAAATTTTTTAAAATAGCATTTTGCACACCTTTATCAAAAGTATTAAATCTAGAACCGTAAACAGTTCGGGGATCTCTTAAATCAAATTTAACTAAATTTACTTTACCTTTTAATTCAGGCGCTTTTTCAAAAAAAGAATTAACTTGATCATTTTGAAGTTTTAATATGTATTTAATATAATCTTGTTTACCCATTGTTAAAGAGTTTGAAGATCCTTTGGGTCTAAATCTAATAGTTTCATTATTCCCCATAGATAAAGCTTTATTTAGTTTCATTTGATTTTTTGCGTTTTCACCATCAAATCTTCTTTTTAAACCCATGTTATATTTTCCTTCTAGCACTTGAGAAAAAACAGAATAAGGTTGTGTGCCACCTCTAACACCAGATCGAAGTGCATTTATTTCATCAATTTGAAAACCTTGCTCTGCTAAACCAACTTCTCTTAAAGATTTAGTGAGTAAATTATAATAATCAGTAAACGTAGTTCCCGATTTTCCGGGAGGTAAAAAAGTATCCATATCTTGTTTAGCATATCTATATGCAGCTGTGTGCCAGTCGCCAAATTCTTTTGCTTTGTAACGAACAGCATCAATAATTTTATCCCCTAAAGCTTTATTTATTCTAACACCTTCTATAGGTTCTTTACCTTGTAAAGTTCTTCCAAGTTGCATCATGGTATAAGCACTTCCTTTTTTACCATGCACACTATCAATTAATTCTTGATCAATAGAAGTTCCCGGTTTCCAATTTTTCCAATAATTCATTAATTTATTATCTTTATAAGCTGTTTGAATATTTTTAATTGTACTATCGGTCAATCCTTTAGACTGAGGATCGTTAGCCCATTCTTTTAATTTTGTTAAAGTGGAAGGTGTGGTTTTTATCCATTTAGTACTATCAGAAGCAGTAATCAATCCTTCTAAATAATTAGGAAACAATTTGTTAAATTTTTTAGAATTTTTCATGCTTTGAATTAGTTCAAGTGAAGTTGTTCTTCCTAAATCATCCGCGAGATCCGTTATTCGCATATATCCTTGTTTTGTAAGTTTAGCAGCTTCTTTAATATTTTTATCTTTGGTTTCTAATAATTGTTTTGCCTGTCGTTTTTGTGCTGCGGACAAATTTAACCAAATGTTTTCTATAGAAGATGCATTTAAAGGACCATCGTAATAACGTTTGTATATTTTTGGATCTTTAAAAAATTCTTGAAGTTCTTTTGACTGTTTGTTCCAAACATCTTTAATTTGTGCACCGGATCCTTTTTTTACATTCTTGTTATAAAAATTAACTGCTTGTTTTTCAGTTTTAAATAAATAATCTTTTCCTTTAGTTGATACTTGATATTGTTTTCCATCTTGTAGTCGCGCTAGTTTAGTACCTACATCATTTGGAATTCCTTCAATATTTGTACGAGTAATTTGAGGTGTTTTATAATAATTAGTTTTACCAAGAAAATTTTTTCTTGGATATTTAAAAATAGGTGTTTTTTTATTAGAAACTTCTACCCCTGATCTTAGTTTTCTAACATTGTCACCATTATACCCGGGCCGTGATCCATCAACCGTGTTTCGTACTAACTGTTGAACACCACCCTGAGCATTAGGTCTTCTAAACTCTACATCAAAGTCTTCTAACGTTTCACCCGGTCTTAAAATAGAATCTGCTCCTTGATCCAAGTCTGGTGTATTAACGTTATCCATCTCGGATCTTGAAACCTCCGCTAGTTTCATGTTCCGTGGTCCGGGAACCATGGCACTTGGAGTATAGTCATCCTCATACATTTCTAAAATAGATTCTATGTCGTATTTCATTATTCCCCTAACATAGTTGTAAGACCGCCTGTAGCTTGTAGCTTACGGTCTTTAGTAACTAAATTCTTTTGTATGTTTTCTAGTTCTAATAATCCTTGTTCTGTAATTTTAGGAGTTGATTTTTTACCAGCACTTTTTGCTACTTCTTTTGATATATTTTCTGCAGCTTCTTCAGCTATTTCTCTATCAATTCCTTTAGACACCATATCTTCTATTATTTTTAGTTTATAGTTTAGTATGTCGTCATCTACTTTTTTAATATTTCTTGACGCACTAATAATGTCGTCAATCATATCAGATCTTTCTGTTTTTGTTTTACCAATCATGTCTTGAATTATTTTGTCTAAACCTTCTGGTGCTTCTGAAGAAACCTGACCTTGATATTTAGGATTATTTAAAAGTTTTTCATATTGTTTAGGATTCATCATTTTTAAAATCTCAGCAGGGCTTTTCTTATGTGAACCATCTTTAGCCATAAATTTTAACATGTTTTTAAGTAAACTTTTGCCTTGTGTTAATTGATTTTTAACTAGTGAACCACCTAAAAATAAACCAATACGACCGCCGTCTGCTTTACCAAACTCTGTCATATTATCTTCAAACATAGTTCCTTCTTGTACAACTTCATCTGGTACACCTGGTTCAACATCTTTCATCTTACCATCACCATCCGGTCTTGCAGTAAACTCTTCATACTCTTCAACTTTTGTAGAACTTTTTTTACCTTTTACTGGAACTTCATCTACTTTGTAACTCATGTAAACATCACCGTCTCTCATCATTAAATTCTCGTCGCCTTTTTTTATAATTGTTATATTGCCAGCAAAGTCTTCTTCCATAACGTAATCTTTATATTTTTTAGCTATGGCTTTATCTTGAGTAGCGATTGTTTCATCACCAAGTGTTTTAATTTTTTCTACAAGTTTAAAGAAGTAAGGAGGAGGTGTTCCTGATCCTGCAGATTTTACAACTTCTTTTGCAGTTTGTTTACCAACTTCTTTACCACCCAATCCTAATATACCAGATTTAGCTGCAGCTACACCACCACCTAGTGTTGCCATTAATTTTAAGAACGCACGTCTGCCACCACCGCCTGCTGAAAAACCAATACGACCACCTTCTGCTGCTTCAGTTGTTTTAAATGATTCTAAATATTTTTTATATTCTTCTGGATCAATAACGGGCATATTAGATCTGCCGCCTTTTTTTATTTTTTCTTTAATAGCTTTATTAAATTCTAATAACTCTGATTCAGAAAAACTTTTACCATCCGCAAACGGAACTCTCATGTTGTCATTGTCTTCTGCAAGTAAATAATTTAATCCTGTTGATGTAGTTGCTTGATTACCGGGTGACACTAATCTTGTTCTAGCCATAAGCGCATCTGAACCATGACCGATGTCATCGAGACTCGGTTCAACGTCTACGATACCGCCTGTGTAGAAACCTTCTGGATCATCTTTTTTATTTTTTAAAGATTCAATTCCTTTTTTATTCCCTGCTTCTATCTCAGCTTTAATTTCAGCATCAGTTTTAGTGTAGTTAGATCTTTTTAATGGCTTCGATGAATAGTCTGATATGTTTTCTGTTCTTAAAAAATCAAACATGTTTTCATTACCACCTAAATCTTCTGTAATTTTAATAGCTTCCAAAGCATCTTCTTGGTCTTGTAAGGATTTTTTTAACAATTTATAATTAGAATGAGTTGGTGGAACCATGTTTTTCTTTTTGTTATTAATTAAATTTAAAATTCTTTCTTTTTCTTTTTGTATAAACTCAACACCTGTTTTAACAGTTTTGCCAAACATATTTTTAGCTTTAGGATCAAAAAACTCAGGTCTATTAATAGATGAAGAATAATCTGTTTCTACATCGACTTTACCAAACGGACCCATGTCTTGTTTTTCTTTAATGGGACCTTTGAGTCTTTGGTTAGCATCTGATTTAGGCTTGTACATGTTATCAATTTCTTTTTGAATTTCTTTTATTTTATTAGAAGCTCCAGTAATTTTTTCCATTTGTCCTTCAATGGTGGGTTTGTTTAAATTAGAATCTTTAAATAGTTCTCTTGTAAGGACGTTTTCATTTTTTTTAAGATTGTTAGGATCTACAATGTCACCACTTTTTTTCATGGCTTCTATTTTGTCTTTAAATGAAACTACTTCACCTTTTTTACCAAATAATTTTTCTGTAATAGCTTTACCTTGGGGACTGTCTGCAGATATTGCTCTGCTTATAGGGTCTACATTTTCATTTAAATTAACTGTATATTTTAAATTTTCGTTAGAAACCATGTCAAGATCAACGCCTTGTTTTTCAGCATCTGTAATATATTTTTGTAATCTATTTTCAATATCTAATTGTAATTTTTTATTTTTAAATGGCACCGTCATAATACCAGATTTTTCCGCAGCTTTTTTCATAAAAAGCTTCGTTAGCTCTTGTCGTAAAAACGGTATACCTCTTAATACTTTGTCTATTGCCATTAGTAATATTCCATCTTCCTAGTTGGTTGTACTTCGTCTTCGTAATCTTCTGGGTGAGGTAGGAAACCTCCCTGCCTGAATCGCATAACAGCCATAGTCATAGAATCGACTAGGTCATCATGATCGCCGTATGGGAATGACGCACATTCCTCGATAACTTCTTCTGCAAACCGTTCATTAGTTGGTGCCCAAATTAAACCAGCTTCAAACAACGGTGCACAAGAATTTACACGTACGTGCTTATCATTACCACGACTTGGCGTAAAAGTCATCACTGGAATGTCCATTTGCCGTAATTCATGAGTCAATGGCGTACCCGATGCTTTTTGCTCAACAATAACCATGTCAGGTTCCCAATATTTATATTGTTCAAGAGCTACACGACGCAATTCTGGAAATTCAAACCTATCTTTTACAGAATCTAGCAAAATTAAATTTGGTTTACTGTCTTCGTGCGGATAAAACACACCCCAAGTCGTAATTGCAGAATAATCGGCCGTTTCTTTTTTTAAAAACGCAGTATCGTAGCTTTGAATAATATAATAACAGTCTGGAAGATCATCTTTTTCCCATTTTTGCCACCATTCACGTTTTATAAGCGCTCCTTCTTCAGAAGTTGGCTTTTGCATCCATTGTGCGTTCCATTTTCCAACAGGAAGTGTTGCTTTTACTTTTTCAAGCTCGTCCATTTTCCAATATTGCGGCCAAACAGGTTTTTTACTATCTCCGTCGCCCAAGATTGCTGGAAATTCTACCACGTCCCACTGGTCACCCTTAACATCTTTTTGATTATCTAATAATATTCCTGTTAAATCTTTTTTTGACCAACGCGTCATGACTAAAACGATCTTTGCTCCTGGTTGTAAACGTTGTCGAGGTCCTGATGTGTACCATTCGTACGCATTGTCGAATGCAGAAGCAGACATTGCGTCTTGCTCCGAGTGTGGATCGTCAATAATCAAGAGGTCTGCACCCCGTCCGGTGATTGCACCACCGACACCAGCTGCAAAATACTCGCCACCTTGTGCTGTTTCCCACCTACCGGCAGCTTGAGAGTCTTCTCTTAGTGTTGTATCGAAAATTTTTTTATAATCATCACTGTCAATTAGTGTTTTAGCTTTACGACCAAACCTTACGGCTAATTCTCCTGTGTGAGTTGCTTGAATAATCTTTAGTTTTGGTGTACGGCCCACCATCCAGGCAGGTAATAAGAAGGACGCAAACTCAGACTTTGTATGTCTAGGTGGCATGTTAACAATTAATCTTGTAATTTTACCTGTTGCAAGGTCATTAAATTTTTTAGCTATGACTCTGTGGTGTGGTCCTTCTATGAACTCGGGCCAAACAGCTTTGACAAAGGACATAAAGTCATCTTTAGCACGACTTTTAATTTTCTTTTCAGCAACCATTACTTGTAACTTTAAAAGTTCTTTTCTAACGTCAGCAGGTAATTTACTTATATCTATATCTTTTAAATCCATAAAAATTTTTATAAAATTTTTTGCACCTTTTTACAAGTGAAGAAGTTTTTTACCACCCTTATCTGTCTAAATCAAGCAATACAACCTGAAGTAGTGGGACCCCTTTTTATATAAAGGTGTATCGCTTATATGGTTGCAGGATTTATTGGGTGTGGGTGTGGTACCTCTATTGATTAGGTGTGTGTGACCCAACAGGGTCACACATGTTTGTAACTCGGTTAGTCTAGCAATGTCATGTATGCTACTGCATTCATTCTACTAAACTTGCTAAGACCTTTCTGCATTGCATCATACTGCTCAGTTTCTTCTGCATGTTTGATTAAATGATAGAGTGCAAACTCTTCTTCACTTAACATTGCAGATTCACCTGAGTAAGGGTTCGTTGCTTTCATATTTCTAGTTGTCATGTTATTTCTCCTGTATTTGTTAATAGGATTATCCTAGTCTATTTCGGTCCTATTGTCAACCCTTTTAATAGAAGTATATGTCCGATCTCCCCAACCATGATTAATAGTTTCACTTGTTTTCTCATAACCCCCACTCTCTCGTCTATGTCTTATAAACTCAATCGGTCGACCTTGTTCAATGTTTTCCATATTAACTGACAACCAACTAAGCTTACAAGATTGTGAGCAAAAGTATTTATCCGAGTTCCAATTAGAATAATGACTAGTACTATCAATAGTAGCATATGCATAACGACCACGAACCACGCCTCTAGATTTTAGAAACCTATCTTGTGTTGTCTGTTCATGGCAAGTCGGTCCTTGACAAAAATGTTTATTCGGCATTATGTGGTAACCCCCCAAACATTGACATCAGACCACCGAACATAATTAATAGTCCTAACATTCTATGATCGCCTGAGTGTATAAAAGTTATGAAACCTAAAAAAACTATTATAAATCCTACGAGTACCATCATTAGTCTTGCAACTACTTCTCCATAATTTACTTTGTTGTTGTCCATTAGTACCTCACTTTCCAACTGCCTTTGGCAGTTCTGTAATTGTCTGCGTCCATGTCAAAGTATGTCATTAATTTTGCACCTTGTTTGCTAGTCCAAAATCTACATTTGTCTGTCCACTTTGCTTGTCTTGTTATGTGTTTTTTATCCTTATTAGAATAATAAGTGATTTTAAATTGTGTGTTGTTTTCCATGTTATTTCTCCTGTATTTGTTATGGGATAATCTTATAGGATTATCCCATTAGTGTCAACTATTAATTTAGACTTTCTTCATATTGTTTTCTAGCCAATATTTTTGCCTCTCTTGTTTGGTTCTTATTCTTCATGCCTTTAATCATACTTGCAAGATTGCTTGGATTGTAGATTGTCAAACCTGTTGAGTTAGTTCTAATTAATTCTGCCTCATCAAGTTCAATACCAAGTTCGGTTGCAAGTTCAATACCCTCTGATAGATACCTGTATGCTTTCAATCCAATTTTTAATTGATCGCATTGTTTAGTAATTGTATCAATCCATGTTTGGTGTTTAGATACCAAGTTAGCTTTTGCAATTCTCCAACTTTCAAATTGCTCGTACTCATCTTTAGTACAAGCAATAGCACGTGAACGACAGTAAGATGTTCCAATGACATCAAGATAGTATGGTGCAGTAAATTCTTTTGCCATACCACTATCGCAACTTTCACTATTATATCTAGCTGTATATCCAAGTGCTTTCATACACTCGTCAACGTGTTTAGTTTTGTGTGGGTTATCTTGATTTTCATTTTGTTGAGCATAGATATCTGGGTTGCAATCTTTTGCTTTTAGTTCTTCTCTAAAATATGCAACTGCAAACTTTTTACCTTCTTCATCACTATACTCACTACCATTTAGATTACCAAACAATCCAAAATCAAAATGAGATTTAGTTTCTTTTGTTTCCCCCTCATCATCTAAATCTTCGGAGTGTGCAAAGTAAAAGCATTTATCTTTTGCTACAACATCACAAGGACTTCCATATTTCTTTTTGAAAGTTCTTAATACTGCAACATCTTCTGGTGGATATGCTCTCTCAACAACATCAACTGCAAGTCTATGTGCATGTTCATATTCTCTATCAACATCTTCTCTTGCTTGAAGAAATGCCTCACGTTCCTGTGTGTCCTCATTCTCAAACGTGTGTTTGATCTTATTAAAGAGTTTGTTTCTTAACTCTGTATTCATTCTTATTTTAGCCATTTTGTTTTTCTCCTGTATTGGTTAAATTAATTTTAAATTATCACTTGACAATAGGATAGTCAAGGACTATATTTGATTTAATAAATAAC